AGTTGCTCATGCACAGAAATCCCGAAAGTGCTCTCCATGAAGAGCCGTCCGGGCGTGGTGGGCTCGTAAGGCGCTAACCCTCCCACCATATTCTGTTTGAACCTCTCAAACTCCCAAGTATCAAAAATGGATCTAGCAGCCTTCATCACACGATTGTGCTGAGGCCGAGTGATCCTAATGACAGCGTCCGCAATTGGGCGTGTTATAGGGCACTGCGGCAACTCATGCGCCAAAGACAAAGCCTTGGCCCGATAAAGCGCCATCTTCCAATGAACCTTGGATCTCCCGTACTTTGCGGCATCGAGCCATATGAACTTGGACAGCACCCAACAAGGGTCCTTGATCGCTGTTCCATCAAGCGCCTGCAAAATACCACAAAAACCCCCCGCACCGGGGTCGTCCACCACGTCTGACGTCACCGCGAAACCCAGCTTGGCGAAATCATCGGAGGTAGGCAGCCTGCCCGCTCCTGTCGTCGCACTATCATCGCCTTCAACGACAACAGCTTGGTCCTTAGTGTAGTGGTTTGCGCCAACAACCATCCCGCGAATCATGCGGGTCTCCTCTCTCTCTTCCAACTCGATGAGAAAGTAGACGAACAGCAGAAACAACAAGTTGGAGAGACCATTGGCACAAGATGTGTCCATCTCTCCACTCATACGAACTGCATGAACGAAGGCTGTGAATCTTTTGTATCGGATACGATTCCAACCGGCAAGTACTGCTTCCAAAACCTCGACATAGGCCACGTGAAACGGATGGTTTCTCGAGACATATTTGATCCACTTGAGAGACGTCAGCAACATCCACTCAGAAGTGAACATTGCTTCGAATGACGAGTAATCACCGAGGAAGTATTTGTTTCCAAAGCGCTCCAGCAATCCGCGAATGTAAGCCGGCCGGTCTTTGGCACTTTTGTACTTAACGAACGCTCTGTTGTTGGCAAAGAGCTTCTTCTCAAGCGACGCAATGAACGGACCATACGTTGCTCGAAATCGGTTACGCGCGTTGATGCCACGTGCAACCTTCATCTCTTTGTGATGCTCTTTCTTGGGGAACCCAAAGACATCGAACCACTCATCATCGTGATCGATTTTCCACTTGGCCTTGTCGCAGCGCATTCGCGCCACATGGGCCTTCATCCGCGAGTGGATGAACTCAATGCCAACATTGTCAGCTCTGAGAACCTCCTTCTCGGGCAGGGTGTAACTTGTCTGGGCAAGCCACTCCTCGAAAGTGAAAAACTCGTCAGCCTGGAGTGGCTCAACATGGAAGTTTTGGTTGCCTCTCCTTAAGAGGCGGTCGACGAATTCACCAAATTGTTGGTAAATCCCAGGGTGTGCTGGCTCAATCTCCCGCGAAAGGCGCACCAGCGCGCCTAACGCAACCGTGACCGGCTCATTCAGGTCCGCCATTGGGGGAGTCGCTTCCAATAGTCGGAATAAACTCACCATCATGGGACGCCGAGAGCCACCAACATACGACCGGAATCCACGCGCCCGCCATCGCAGAGAAATCTGCTTGATCTTGGCGGGCCATGTCTTAACATACGGGTACATGCCGGCTGTGACTCCGTAGAGCCACCTCAATGGGTCACGGTTTGGGGTATGAGCCCCCCCACAACAGACCGCAAAATCTGCTGTTGGGAGTACGCAATCAACGCAGCAATGGTCGCCGAGTTGGTGCGTAAATCCTGAATTCTGAGATTGTGGCGCGCGTCAAAAGCCACACGATGGAACGCGCTGCGATAATTCTGCATGCGCTCAAACATCACCTCATACGAATGGAGGATGTTGGTGTTGGTGGACGTGAGATAATTCTCCAGCAAGGAGAGCGAGTAGGTCAGATACCCGCCATGGAGAATCGGTCTAAAAACAACACGAATGAAATCAGCGTAGCTCGAGGAGGCCCACGGCCAAAGGACCTCCAACCAAGCTGCGCGAACGCCCACAGAAACGCGGGCCGCACCAATGCTAACCGTCTCAACAGTCAGATCAGTGCCCCGCTCAGATTCTGCGCGCAAGTCCACCAAGTAGTCATCCCTCTCAGGATCATTCAGCCGGATGCCTCGGGTGACACCCGCG